CTGTAACCAACTATCACCGTCTTGACTAAAGTATATATTAGTACCTGAAGAAGCTATTACACCGTCAGCATATACAGTCATACCTAATATTTCATTAGAGGTATTAGGTCTTGTACCATCTCCTAGTTGCGTATAGCCGTTAATGCGTCTATAGCCACCGCGTGTAGAGATTTCAAAGTTAGATAATCTAGTTGCTACTCCTGGTCTTGTTAAAAGCTCCATAGTATTACTGGATTTATCTAAACCACCTTGCAGTGCAACTGAAAAAGGCTGTGATGCAGCCACTAGAAATAAACTCTATCGTCTGTCATATTTTTAGGTTGAGGATTAATAAGATTAGATTTCATTCTTTTCATTCCTTTTTTATAATCATCTAATGCAAAAGCCGACTGTTGTAAGTTTTCTTTAAACTGATGCACATAGTAACGTGTACGAGCTGTAATAACAGAAGCGTATTGATCGGGTAGTATTATAACATCTCCGTGTGCAGCAAGTTCTGTAGGAGAAGCAAAAGCATAAAAATAAACTTTATAGACTTTATCGGGTATAGGGCTTATACCAAACTTACGATTATCAGGACTACGAATAACGTATTTAGGTTCTCCATAGTTCTGTGTGTCTGCATCGTCAGCGTTTTCTGAATCTCTAATATAACGTGTCCAATCTGTAAGCGTTATAAATCTTAATCCTTTAGATACAAAAGGTGCAGCTTCTCCTGAAACACCTATTGTTGTAAGATAAAAGTTATCCCAATCTATTGCAGCATAATCTGTTGTTATACTGGAGCTACCTGCTTTAAGAAGATACCATCGAGTACCTGCAACAGTAGATACATTTACGTTCCCATAGAAAGGATCAGTATCTCCACTGGTTGCGGTAGCAAAAAAAGGTAGTTGGGGTTCTTCGTTAGCTATATCGTTTAATGATTTATTAATAGATTCTTTTACAAAAGCCTGTATTCCTACAGCACTTGCAAAATTAGCTGACGTTAGTTGAACTTCGTTTAGTTCTCGTAATACTTCGTTAGTCAATGTTAAATATGTAGTAGCCATTACTTACCTTTTTTCTTACCAAATATATTATCGTAGTTATCATTGTAATTCTGTTTAGCTTTACCAGAATACGCAGTACCTAGCAATCCTAAGACTCTAGAGCTTTTCGGCTTACTAGAGCCATTTAGGATTATAGGATTTTTGTCGCTGCCTAATTGTGGCATAGGCTTAGTCTAACTGTTCAAATTGTACAATATACTTAACAGTTGTAGCTGCTGTAGCTAAGTCAGCACCAATAGGTGTGAGTCTAGCGTGTAATGTTCTAGCTGCTGCACTGTACAACGTAGATGCTATAACAATAGCTTCTGAAGTTGCGGGGCCACCTACAACACCTGCAGTAACTGAAGTACTTACAAACTGGCTTGCTGCGTGTCCGTGTGAATTTTGTATAATATACAACGGAGCTTTAGCTGCCCAAGTTACTGCTGATCCACCATCGTCAAGGATAGCTTCAGTAGCAATAATTTGACCACCACCTGCTGCTGTTCCTAAACTAAAATCAACATCGTTACCACTTGATCCGCCAGTTACAATGTTGCCTGCTGGAATAGCAATTAAATTACGAATAATAGTACCTGCTGGCTGTACAAAACTTACATCTGTATTTGTATCATCTGTTACAGCAATAGTAGCTGTAGTTACAGTGACATCCCCTTGTATTACTTGTTGGTCTGGATTGGTCGTTTCAACTCGATCAGCGAGTCCACGAACATCTCCTGTTCTTGCTGAGTTGCGACCAGTATCTCTAATATTTACTGCTGACATAATTCTTACCTCTTGTTATTTATTTTTTAAAATCTTACTCTAAAAAAAAGAAAAGGGGGTTTTTACACCCCCGAATCTAATTAGTCAATACCGTAGAAAGCAGAAACTAATGCAGCAGGGCGAAGTACTTTGCCTCCATAAACATGGAGTCCTCGTACAATATCGCCAAAGCTATCAGGATCTCTGATTACTTCAGTACTTGTTATAGTCTGAGCAGTAGCTGTAGAAGACATGTGACCAGCCAAACATTTACCAGCAGCATTAGATGCAGCAGCTATGTTGTTTGATTTGTACATATCGAATCCACGCAATTTACCGCTTGAGACTAGACCATTCCTAATAGAACCTTGACCTGCGTTGTAATCAACAGACAAAAGTTTAGACGCTGAACTTGCAAGAACTTCGTAGAAGTCAGGCGAGGCTAAAAACCATCGACCTTCTTCAGGAATGTTCTGCTCATCAAGTAGACGAGCCATGTGCGAAAGTACATCGATAGGATCGTGTTCAGATGATCCAAAACCTATGTCAAGATTACCAGTTCCATCAAATGTGCCTGCTGCTAAATCAGTAGCATTGTCAGAACCAAGTATATGGTTAGGACTTGAAGCAGAAACACCTGCGAACATAGTAGCAATTACACCTTCATCATAAGCATCTCGTAGAGCGTATGCTGCAGATGAACTAGCTACTTCTTTAAAGTTAACGTGAGACATTGAAGTTTCAATATCGTCAACGATGAATTTAAAAGCGTTAGCTGTATCAACTACAAGAGTCAACTCTTGATCTGTTAATTTAGTTGCTGTAACATCTGCTCCACGTTCGTATGTGTACACAGTGATTTCAGGTTCTTTTATTATCTTTACGGAATCTCCGAAAGCGGCAATCTCACCAGCGTAATCTGTGTTGGTGATCGCTTCTACAACCGAAGCCTTTCTAAAGAAGTTAAGAACCTTTTTAGAGTAGACTGCGGGAAGAAAAAACGAATTAGTTTGACCACTGACGGAGTTTGCAAAGTTTGCATTTGTATCAGTACCTGGTTCAAAGAACTGATCTGAGGCGTTATAAGCCATAGTTACTCTCCATTATTATATCAAAATTAAAAGTTAATTATTATTTTACTATCCTGCCTTCGTGAATCGCTATTCCGATTTCATCTTCAAATCGATCAAACTCATCCATAGACATTTTAGCAATTTCCCTTTCTGTCCAGATTCTGTCTTGCTGGGGTTCAACGGCAGTTGTTTTAGTTGAAACCATATCAGCAGCAGATTTTCTAGACTTCTTTGAAGATGGTTTTCTAGCTTTAGAAGCATCCATTCCCATATCACGTTTATATAAATCTAACGCACGACTTGCAAGATCACCATCATTAGCGTTTTTATATATCCAATCTTGAATAGATTGTGGTTGTGCTTTCGCCCAGCTATGAAACTCATCACTGTTTTTAATATCTTCAAAATCAGGATGGTTGTCTAGCAATCTATTTGATGCTTGTTCTGCAACTAATTCTGTTTCACGTTCTTGTAAACTTGCAAGTTTTTCTTCTAGATTTTTAGTTCTTTCAGAACTTTGCATATGTGCTACAGTTTCAACTACTTCATAAACATCTGGATACTGTTCTCTAAACTTCTCTAAGTCCTCTGGAGACTTCGGAGCTACATAGCTTGGTCTGTTTTGAGCAGCTTCTTCTAGTAGTTCTTGTTCTCTAGATTTAAACTCATTTAATTTAGAATCGTAATGTGTTTTTAAATCATCGTATCTTTTTTTATAATCAGGTGAACTTTTAGTTTCCTTTTTATTTTGCTTTGGTTCTTCTTTGTCATCCTGAACTTCAGGTTTTTCAAAAAATACTCCATCAGCAGATACAAACGGTTTTTCTTTCTGGTTGTGCCATTCTTTATTGGCGTTATAAGGGTTTGCTTGTTTTGCTTGTGTTGCCATCTTCGTACTCCTACTAGGGGCTTTCTAAACAAAGTAGCTGCAAATGTCGACAGTGCAGGGTTTGTTTTTGTTAAGGTAGCCTTTCGGTTATTGTTGTGATAGAGTGCTTAAAGTTTTAAGGTGGCTCTATCGTTATTGCAAGCGTGGGTTAACAGATAACATTCCTCTTCTGATTTCATCTTCTGCGATGTCCTCATCAACAGGCTTACCGTATTGGTCAACCTTTTCTTCATCTATTGCACCACCCTGTGCTACTTCCTGTCTTCCAGCATCTGCTTCAGCCTCGGCATCTTCCATCATACTTTGTAATCTGTCCGCGCCTACTTGCTCTGTAGCTTTTGCTGTAAAAACAAACTCACCATCCGACAACCTTGCGGGTATCGAATCGGAGACTTCCGAACCTGGGCCATCAACTGGGCCAGATCCTGAAAATTCTGTAGCTGTATCCATAAGCTTGTCAAACATAACGCTTAACTCTGGATCAGCTTCTAATTTATTCATTAATGACATTTCTTCTTCGGAAGATAAAGACTGTGAGACTATGAAGTCTAAGTACTCATCTTCCATTTGCTCGTCAGGCATCATTGTTTCTTCTGCAGGCATTGCTTCTGCCATCGGCATCATCATAGCCATTTGAGCATCTACATCTCCACCTTCTGCAAAGGGTACGTTATCATCGGGTTCTCTATAATTAAAACCTTCTTCAGCATCTTGTTCTGCTTTTCTAACACCTCTTTCAGAAGCTTCTTGAGCTGAAGGAAACTTATCTCGTTTTCTCCAATCTTGTCTTTTTTCAATTCTTGATACAGTTGGATCGTCTAAATATGCAGGCGCTCTATCATCTACATCAAAACGTTTGTTTTTTGCTTTGTTTAATTCGGCAGCATCATAAGCACGTTCTAATGTACTGTCTTCATTTTTTAAATAATCTTTAAGTGTTTTACTTTCAGGATAATCTCTTTGTAATCTTCTTAATGTATCTTCTGCTAAATCCTCAACTTCGAATGAAAAATCTAATTCAGGCCCTCTTAATCCTTCAGGAGAAGATTGTTCTAAATCCATCAACTTGTTTTGTTCACGCTCTAAAGTTTTTAAATCGGCTTCTAATTCTTTCTGAGTTAATTTTTTAATTTTAACTTCTTTACCTTTACCTGTTTTAAAAAGAAGTTTAGCTAATTTACTAGCAAGTCCTCCTAATCCATAGCCCATTCTAGCTACAACTTCTGGAGCTTCTTCTCTCAATGCTTCAATACCTTTACCACCTTCAGCATACATAACCCTACCGCCTTCTTTATAAGTATAAGAAGTCTTTGCAGGTTTACCACCACTCATTTTTTTATCTCGTTTCTTTTCAACTGTTACAGGAGCTATGGTGATTGCCAAGCCTTTCATTTGATCTTTCATTGAGCCGTTTCGTTTCATTAATTATTCTCTTTAATTATTTGTTTAACCGATTGGGGGAGTTGGAGCAACCGTTCCAGAGAACTGATCCTCCCCTGGCTGCGGTACATTTCCAGTTCCGATGTTGCCACCGCCAGTACCCGTAGCTCCAAGTTCTTGAGGTGCTTGAGGTACTCCTCCAGCGGCTCC